CTTGGAAGGGTCTGTAAGACCACTTTATTGCCTGAGTTGTCGTAGTAGTATGTCGCTGAAGAAACAGTCGTTAAAACAGGCGGTGTGTCATCGTTGTAATACTTAACATTTGTGATGGTCACGCCGCTTGCTGGTGTGGAATTGTTTTGCGAGACTTCGGGCAAGTCTAGGGACAAGGGCGTTCCATACAGGCTTGCGGCGTTGTAGTACACGCGATAGCTTGTGGCAAAAATACTCATGCCCAAATAATCTTCAATGGCTTGGCGTGTAGCCAATTCCAAACTGCTTAAATAAGTATCTTGGCTAGTGTCATCAAATAAATTTAACTGTTGGCGAATCTCGGCAAGCGTCAGCCATGCGGTCGTGTTATCCCGCGCAATCTGTTCAAACTTTTCATAGTTAAACGGATTACGGGTTGGCGCACCGAGGTTTAGATAACCGAGTTGGTCAACAGGCATGGTTAGACACCAACCAAACGAATGCCAGCAAAAGGGTCGCGCACAGTAGAAACCAATCGTTTCTCTGCGTACAGAGTTATGAAGCCGGGCGTAGTTTGCTCAAACGCTTGCACGTTCATTTCTTCCACATCCGCAATGGTCACAAAGTTTGTCCAGTTTGCTAAATAAACGCTGAAATTACTAGCGCCTACAACTTGCATATATGGGTTTGGAATCACAGGAAAACCAAAAATATAAACAACTGAACCGCCATCTTCGCTACCAAATTCGGCAAATTGTTTAATGTTTGGCGCACCAGTTGGACCAAGATTACGCAAGTCATGAATTGTTTGTGGGTGCATCATCCATGCTGTGCCGGGCAAATTCCAATATTGAGCAGGAAACAAACGCGCCATATCAGTAATTGCCGCATAGTTAATTGCCGCCGTTGCTTGTGTAACAGTTGCAATGCTATGAATGCCATTTGTGATTGCCGTGCCGCTTGTGCCATAAGCAGAAGCCGCCGCAGTTGTATAACTATTCAAACCACGCAAACCATCAACGCCGCCAGTTGTGGTGGTTGTAGAGCCTGCTTGGTCATTATTGATAATCATTGAATTGGCTTCTTGTGTGCCAAATTCTTGGAACAAGTCCTGCACCAATGTTTCATCTAAATAATTTACATCAGATAAAACAGCAGAACGAATTGGAAGTTGCGCTGTAATCACGCGGGTTGGTATTTGCCAAATAGAAGTGTTTGTATTTGGTGTTCCGCTGTCAGGCGTGAACGTGTAACCCCAAGGGTTAGCCTGTGTTGTTGCGTTACCAGTTTTTGCAACAAACTGCACCGCGCTTTGCCCGCTACGGACAACTTGTCTTGCAACTTGACGCAATGGGTTAGCAAAACGCAAAGCGGCAAACGCATCATCAAATAAAGTGCGACCACCGATATTGTTTCCTGACCCTGTAATAGCAGACGCTTCACGCAAGTCAATCTTGACTTTATCGCCTGTTTCGATTGTTTGCTTAATACCAGTAAGGATTCGTTCGGTGATGCTCATTTTATTTTCCAAAAAAGGTTGCTAAAAAAAGGTGGAGGTTTTTACGCCTCCACCCAAGGGCAACGATTAGGTTGAAGTGCCAGTAGAACGATAACGAACACCAGCGTTGGGGTCGCGCACCGATGTAGCCAAACGCTTCTCGCCGTAGAAGGTGATAAAGCCGGGTGCTGTTTGGTCATAGCGGCGCATGACCATGTTCAAGCGGTCAACGATTGTGTGGAAACGTGACCAGTCAGCAAAGTACATTGGGTACAAACTGTTAGTTCCAGCCGCACCAGTTGTGCCTTGGAATGGGTTATCAAGATACTTATTGATAACCACATCAAAGCCCAACATTTGACCAATGATGCCATCAGGGTTCAATGATTCAACAGAGTTGAAAATTGGACGACCATTGGTATCTTGCAAGCCACGAATAGCTTGAGCCAAAATTGGATTCACCATGAACTTAGCGTTAGCTGTCCAATATTGTTGTGGCAAAGAATACATGAAGTTAATCACATCTTTGTATGCAATATTGTTTAAGCCAACAGTATTGACGTTTGAAGTCAACTGGTCATAGGTCGCCAAGCTGTGCAAGCCAGTTGTTGAGCCTGTACCACTTGTACCAAATGCCGCTGTTGATGCTGTGCCGCCTGTGTAGGTAGCATTTGCGCCAGCGTATTGGTCAAGACCACGCAAGCCGTTTGTACCGCCGTAGGGGTTAGATGCTGATTGTGCGGCTTGGTCATTGTTTTGAACCATTGACAAGGCTTCGCTTTGTGCGAATTCTGCCAACATATCGTCAACGACATTACCTTCCAAACCATCAATGTCATCCAATGCGGCTGTACGGATGGGGAACTGAACGTTCAAATCTTGCAAAACTAATTGCCAAATTGAAGTGTCTTCAGTTGTTGTCGCGCCGTTGTTTTGGATGGTGTATCCCCAAGCCGCGCCAGCGTTACCTGTCTTGACTCGGAATTGGTAAGAAGAACCATCGGTAGCAACTGTGCGTGATACACCGCGCATGGGGTTAGCCAAACGCAGAGCAACAAACACAGGGTCATAGCCTGTACGACCACCTTGGTTGTTACCGCCAGCGGTCAGCGCAGATGCTTCTTGCAAGTACGCATCGTACTGTCCAGCATCTTCAAACATCTTCAGTTCTTTTTCGCCTTGGCGACCACCTTTGTAATAAGCAGAAATTTGCTCACGCACAGCACGGTTCACATCACCACGCACAGTTTTGTGGGGTGCGCGAATGATTGCAGGCGCTTGAACAGTTGCCAACTTAGCTTCAAAAGCAGACAGCTTTTCGGCTACATCAGCTTGCACGGCGGCAATAGCTTCGGGGATTTTTGCTTCTACTGCTGATACTGCTTCGGCTTGTTTAGCTTCGATAGCATCCAGCTTCTCAAGGATTGCTTGGGACATGATTAACCTTTCAGTCGTTTATCTAAGAGTTTGGCTAACTCACGCAGTTCTAATGCGTTGAGCAGTTCGGTCACATCCACATCGGACTCACTCTGTTGTGGCGCATTTTCAATCGGGGCTTGTGTCGCATCACGCGATTCCAAAACCTTCTTGAAGATAGATGCGGAAGTGACCGCATCTTTTTTGGAAATCCCTGCATCGCGCAAAGCCTTTTCCAAATTCTTTAAATTGGCAGAGCCATCTTCGCGGAAATATTCCAACGATTGCACTTCTGCCTGCAAGTTATTCGGGTACATCACCACACTGACTTCACGCAAGCCGCCGTTAGTGATTTGAAAATAACCCTCATCAGTATCATCGCCTGCCATCATTGGCATACCTTCTTCGTTGACGTATTGGTATTCATTAGCGTATGCACCAACAGAAACGCCGCCAAACATTGTGGGGCTTTCTTTCATAATTTTGTATAAATCTGAGCCAGCAGTTGTATTCATATACAACTTGCCTTCAGCCATCATGCCATCATCATTAAATTCAAAACTGTGCCATTCACCTACTGGCATATTGTCAGCGGCATGATTTAAAAACATTGGCAATGGCTTGCCTTCTGCGCTGAATGTTTTTGCCCAATCCATGAAACCTTCGGGCTGGTAATTAAATTTGCGACCATCAGCGCCTTCTCTTGCGCCCCATGTCGTTACCATAGCTTCAATCTTGCCTGTCGGTTCTGCCGCGCCTGATTGGTTTTCTACCATCAGCTTCGCCTCGCATACCATCATCAAGTTTTTGGTCATAAATTACCTCATCGACTTTTGTTCGGTCAATGTCTTGTACTATTTTTGGCGGTCTGCCACGTTTAGCAACACCGACATTTGGTTTGTAACTTTGCAAATATCCTACCACTTTTTTAAAAATGGCATCCACTTTTATTTACCAATGTTCATCTTGCGGGTTTGGTTTCCACCGCCGCCGCCAGTATCTTGCGGACTAGAGCCAGCGATTGGCTCTGCCTTTTTGGGGCTTTGCAATTCATCGCCGCCATCCATGTTTGCTTTGCCAAGATATTCTCGCGCTTCGTTAGGTGTCATTATCCCTGCATTCACGCCAGCAGTCACATAGTTCATTTGGTCAAGCGGTGCGCCTTTTAGGAAATCTTGCACATCAAACTCAACGCACAAATTTGGATAGCCTTGGAATAAAGATGCCTTAAGTTTTTGCTGAACATTGACAATGATGGGGTACATAGTAGACTTGTAAAACTCATCCAACATAGTCTGCGTGTTGTTATATTTTTGGTCATCAATGTGTAGCATGGATGGCGGTACGCCATACAAACCACAAATGCGTTTCATGGTCTGCATTTTTAAGTTGGCTAAATCAGTATCTTGCAGGCTTAACATTTTCAGTGGCTCATACTTCATGCCTTGGTCAAGCAACATACCTTGACCGGGCTTGCTCTTGTCCGTCTGTTGACTGCCGACCATAGATGACCACGCTTCTTTTAGTCGCGCCGCAATCTCCTTATATTTAGCGTCAGGAATTACATTTTCAGTGATGAACATACCACTCGGCTTCGCGCCGTTCAGCATGACATAGTTCGCGTACAGGTCAATGTCTTGGTCTAAGCCGACTAGTTCTGCCGCTAATATGCCTTTGTTAAAGCCAGCCGAGCCTTGCCACGCCATATCTTTGCAATGCATGACCTGATGCGATGCAAGCGGTTCGTCTTTGTTGTAGCCGTAGCTCGGCGTAGACAGACGATAGCTTGGGTAGCGTGTAGGCGTAATAGTGACAGCAATTAAGGTGCTGTCCAGTTCGTACATTTCTAAAGGCGTTTGCGATGGGTTATCTTGGTCTTTTCTCCACCACAAGGTAAATGCCTCACCAAGTAACTCATGCCACATCATCCATTGATACCAGTATTCGTATTGGCTTTGGAAATTGTTCGGTGTTGTCAGCAAACTATAAACTTGCTTTGCTTTTACCTTGTCGCGTGTACCTACGCTTGGGTCAGTCAACGCATTTACATAAGAACCATTCTCTGCTAATGCCATAATTTTTATTGGCAGTTGCGATATAGCCCTTGCTTTAGCGCCCACGCACGACATAACTGTGCTGTTGCGAGTAAGCAATGATGTATCAACAGGGCGACCAGCATTAGTTGTGCTACCAGTTGTTACATAAAGTATCTGCGTATTGACTGTTGCGTTCTTATTATTGCCTTGATAGACAATGTTGTTACCCAGTGCAGTCTGTCCAAACAGCGTGTTTGCCTCTTTGGAAACCTTATCTTTTCTTGTGAAAGCGTCTAGTATTCCCATCATTTCCCTTTAGAAAGTTCGGAAACCAAAGCGACCCAATGGTGGATTGTCCAGCGAACAATGCATCGCGATGATGAGCGCAATTATGCCATCAACCTTTGCAGATTTGTCAGCTTCATTTTTTCTAACCTTAACATTTCCATTCACATCTTCATAAACTTCGCAGTTTCCAAGTTGCCATCCGACAAAAGGATTGCCATCATGTTTAATTTTGTAGTTAAGTATAAGCTTCTCAACTTGTTTGCTAGGGTTGCTTAAGATTGCCATGCCTTGCCCGACTTTTTTAACTGGCATCCCATTTTCATGTAGCCGCGCCACAAGGCTCGCCGCGTTATAAGCATCAAAACCTATTTCTTGAATCATGTCATATTTGCTGTATTGCCCGATGATGTAGTCGCTGATTTCTCGGTCATCCATTACATTGCCTTCAGTAATGTGCAGGACTCCTGAGTTAACTGCCATACGGAAAATGTCCGCGTAGTGTTTAGGTATAAGCGACAAACCTTCTTCAGGTAAGAAGAATTTAAATTCTGCTTCGTAATCATCTTCACTAAAACGCTTAAGGGTACAGACCGCATTTAAATCTCGCGTAGCCGCTAAGTCAAATCCAATAAACACAGCTTCAGGTACTTTATTTTTTTCTACAACAATAGCCTGCTTGTCATCCCAGTAAGCCCTATCAACCCATGCCGCATTTGCGCTGACATACAAGTTAAGGGTTTTGCAAAGAAACTCATTCAGTGCCGCAGGCTTATGCTTTGCCTCATCTGCCCTCTGTTGGATGGCTTCCTCAAAGACGCTGATGCCGTGCATAGGGTTAGCCTTAGCCCACGTTGCAAGCTCCCTCCAATCATCCTGTGGGTCAAGGCTGTACATGAGTCCGAACCATCTAGGATTGTCTTCTGCCTCGCCAGTTAACCTAGCTTCATGCAGTGCCATGTCCTCATAGAATTTTGTCTCT